ACCCAGCAGGATCAGGCTCTCTGCCTAGAACCTGTCTATACAGGTCGATTACATATTGTTCATCCATTTAGAACAGCCTGCCTAAAGCACCGCCAGCCAATGCGCCCAACGCAGGCGCTCCGTAACCACCACCAAAACCAAAGGTTTGTGGTGCTGCTTGTGCTAATCCATAACCTAATAAGCCGCCCAACCCTGCGCCACCTAAAACGCCAACGGTTGTATTTGTTGGCATAGTCTGTGAAGAAGTTTGTGTGCCATATCCAGCCATAGGCGATCCATATACGGATGACAGGAAGCCTGCTAACTGTTGGTATGGTAACTGTTGTGAGTAAGAGAAGCGCTGCATTTGCTCTTGCAATGGCTGGGATGCGATAGCCTCTCGCTGTGCGCCTACATCCATCAATGTTTGTGATGGTAGGAATTGCTGTGCATACATCTGTGGGGCTTGTGCCGCTAATGCTGCTTGTCCTAATTGAGCCTGTTGCTGCAATGCTCGCTCTGCTTGAAATTGCTGACCAGCTAACGATCCAGTAACATCGCCTAAACCTCGTGTGTAGGCTTCTGTTGCTTGACCCAATGCGCTTTCCATAGCGCCACTACCCAATCGACCTGATTTGCTATAAAGACTAGCAATGCCTGGTAGGATTTGGTTGCTAAATTGTTGCTGTAATGGGCGTGTAGCCGCTTCCATCATCTGTTGTTGGTAAGGATTGGCGTTTAAAAAGCCGCCAGCAGCAGTTTGTCCAATTTGACCTAATGACGATCCGTAAGCCTGTTGAGCTTGTTGCAGCATAGGATTTGCTTGCGAAGCTAACTGCTCTTGCTGTTGCAGGCCAGTTAATGTCTGCTCCGATGGGCTGACATACATTTGACCAGGAAACAGTTGTGGCTGAAAACCACCCAAAAACAGATTCCGAGCAGTAGATAAACCTTGCTCTAAATATGGCCTAATTGTTGGGTCAATTTGCGATTGTTGGGTGCTGGTTACTGTTGCCATTTTATTTCCTTTTATCCTACTATTACATATTTATAAGTTTTACCTGCAACAGTATTAGCTGGATGGCTAATGGTTGCGCTTCCGTTTGTTTGTGCTGAAATATATGTTTCTGTAAACAAATTGCTTGTATATCCGTTTGATGACAGATACGATACTGTTGCGATAATTGATGGCGTTACTGGTCGTGTAGGCGTTGTTCCTGCGGCAAAATGTTCAATAGAAACACCAATATCACTAGGCCGCCATGCTAACTGCACATAATCATTTTTTTCTAATGCAATGAAAAAGTTTAGCGCCCCAATCATGTGCGATGGAACACCTGCGCTTTTGCGCTGAGATATGCCAAATTTACTGTTAGATGCAGGCACATTAGTGCCATTCTTTACAAACCAAACATCAATAAACTCAGGATCGTTTACTGTATTTACAAATTGAGCAGAAAACTGCACATTGTAAAGTCCAGAATAATCTACTTTTAACTTACTGTTATCTACAAGACTAGCGCCTAACGCATAATCTGTGGTGCTAAACGACATAATATTAACTGCCGTTGTAGTCGTGGCAACTTGGTCTGTGTCATCTTGAACCGCTAAATATGGAAAAAACAATGTAGAAGATACATCGTCAGACGGTATTAAGATAATCTTTGAATCTATACCAATCCGAGCATCGGTAATCGTAGTAGTTGCTGCACCGCCTGTTGCTAATGTTACAGAACCAGTATTGTTGGTTTTACCATCCATAATGCCATTAACGACTTCAGCGACAGCACGCTGATCTCCACCAAAAGGCGGTAATCGTCTAAACATTATCTAGTCCCTAATCCAGTCAAATCTATATCAGTCCCGACAACAGAAGTCCAGCTACCTGTAGGTGTTAATTGTAACCTATGGTATCTACCTACGCTACGGATACTTACACGATTTTCAGCGTCAGCAGCAACTTGCGATCCGAATGAAACCGCTTCGTTTAACAGCCTGCGAGAGCTAATTGCCATACTTGCTGATCCATCATCCACGATTGGCTTTGCTATCGTAATAGCTGATGTTGCGCCTGGCACTTCTATATCGCCTGTTTCTATTGTTGCGGTTGCGTTTGCGCCTGTAAATGTAACGATCTTTGCACCATCTACGCCAGCTAACTGTAATCTACCACCTAGCCATAAACGACTGTCAAAGCTGGTCAAAATCGTGTCTAAGTTGCCATACACATCCATACCCTCAAGGTTTACCGATGGGGTTGATGTACTAGCAATACGGTCTGCTGTTGTTGTGCCGCTTGTCCATTTCTGTGTCTGAAAATTGTAGATAATCAATTTATCAGCCGTTGCCGAGCTTTGCGATGCATAAGCCCAAATAATGAGTTTCTTGGTTGGGTCTACCGCAGCAGACATTTTGTAGAGAATACCTTGGTCTACATCATCAAAGAAGTAGCGGTTTACCTTCTCATTCCCAATAGGGATAATGTTCTGTCCGTCACAAGCATAAAAGCCGTCATCCGCTAAAAAGAACGATGTGCCGCCATACTGAATGATGGAGTTTGGCTCGTAACAGCCTAAGTTTCTACTAATATTGTCAAACTGGAATACTAAAGGGCTACCAACATACGACATCCTATGGATTGCTCGATCCATAAAGACTAGACCAAACTCGCCACCTGTTATGCCTACTACTGTGCCACCGTCAGGAATGTTCTGAAAATCAGCCTGCGTTGTTGCGCTGGTTGTCCATGATGACTCATCGCCTAAAGCTGACCATTGCACCCGATTTGGGTTGTCTGATTGAATATTGCCGGATACTACAAAATCACGCACTACGGTTACATATCGTGCGGTAGGTGCATCTGCGGCTAAATCAGCAAACAAAGACGAGCTATTAACATTAAATCCTTGTAGCTTGTGTGCCATTAGCAGCAATTAACACATTACCGAATTGGGTAAACTTCCAGCGCTGATCTGAGGATGTAGTGTAATTGCCAGACTTGGATACATTGTCTAATGACAGGTCTGATGGGTCTAATTTAAACAACTTGGTATCACCGCCAGCAAACAGCAATGTGCCGCCTACCGTTGTCTTGGCAGCGACTACGCTGTTTAATGCTTGATCGGCTGCGGCAGAATAATCTACAGAAGTAGGAATTGCGCCATAGCCAAGCTGCTTGGAATACACATTCTCTGCTTTTCGCAGGCCATTGCTAATGCCAGGCTGGTCAGGAGTCCATTCTCCAAAGGTCACTCGACTTATTGCCATGTTTCATTTCCAATATTTTTATCTGTCCAAGTATCTGTCGATGGAGTAATTGGTGTCCAACTATCCGAGCTTCCTGATGCCAAAGTCCATGTGTCCGTACTTGGTGTAACGCCTGTCCACGACTCTGATCCAGGTGTTTCATCTGACCAATTATCGCCCAATATGTTGCCAGCGCACACTACCGCAGTCGTACCATTTATCGTACCGTTGGCAGAATAAACTGCTATAGCTTGTGCATCTACATAAGCCTCGCAAACAATTACCCCAACACCTGCGTACTCTACACCGCCATTAGCCGATACAAACGCTGTGCCGGTTATTTGTCCTTCGGAAGTGCGGAGTCGTATGCCGCTAGAATCGACTTCTGCACTTGATGTAATTGAGCCGATACCAAGCTGTGTCCTAATGCCAACTGCGACTGCACTCGCTTCACCATTGATAGAGCCTGATCCCGACAATATAGCGATTGGGACTGCCAGAACGGTTGCTGATCCATTTATATCTCCTTGACCTACTGCTACCCTAGCTGCATTAGCTAAAACGCTTGCAGAGCCTTCTATTGACCCTGTAGACGATCTTACAGCCGATGCTGTAGCGCTTACTTGTGCGTCAGCATTGATAGCTGCTATACCTGTGGCTACCCTTGCGGCAGCCGCTACTACTTGTGCTTCTGCGTTTACCGTAGCAACGCTAGTCCGTAGACGAGTTCCGGCAGAGCTTACTTCTGCATTTGCAGCAATAGCAGCACTTGGAAACTTAACGCATAAAGTTGTCCAAATAGGGTCATCAAACGATATTTGTAACTGATCTAGGCTACCAAAC